GAAGACAAGCCTCAAGAAATTGATGAATCAGCCCATTAAGAAGACCCATGATGAAAACGATTATATGAGTTATGACACACTGGAGGAATTCAACTCACGTAAGCGTTGGAAGCTCATAGTGGATAACGTTTTGAAGAATCCACAGTTCTATGCCTGTATAACTTCTTTGAATAGAAAAACATTTTCTATAAAATAATGAAGTCCAAAGCTTATATTATGATGCAGATTAAAGAATTACTGGAGAAAAATAGGGGTCTATGTGACCAGGAAATTGAGGTGTGGTTAAAGGAGAATGAAGACAAGACAGTTTACGAACTCCTCACTATAAAGAAGGAACTTTCTGAAACTCAAGAATTTCAGGATGTATCCTGTATGAGGTGGTTTAGAGAATAGGATCTCTACAAAGGTATGTTTAACAAGTGGTGCAATTCACAAGGGTTTACTAACGCATCCAATATATCACATGTGCGAATGGACGGTGGTGTCCTCTCAGTACCATTTGATAGATTGAATGAGTTTCATGAAAAGTACGTGGAGGCTATACAATCGGGTGAAAGACTCTTCCTCGTTGAGCAGAAGAGTCCGACGTATAACTTCTTCGTCGACATCGATTACAAGGACAATGTACCTTTGAGCATCGATGAAATTAAGAATATTTGTAAGATTATTTGTGACAAGGTCAAAAGGCATGGTGGGAAGGATTGTCTAATTTCTGTATCTAAACCAAAGGCGTGTGGAAATTCGCTCATAAAAACTGGGGTTCATCTAAATTGGCCAGGTTTCGTGGTGGATCAGGCAACCGCTTTGGCTCTGAGAGAGCACATTCTCGTAGCTCTTTCGAGGGGTAAGGGTTCCTTGGATTGGAATGAAATTGTAGATGCCGCCGTGTACGGGGATCTTCAGCGCGGGACCAAGGGGAGTGGGTTTCGTATGATATGGTCTCACAAGATGGTCAAAAATGAAATTCAACTCGCGTACCTCCCAATCTTCAAGTATGTCAGTGGTCCGCTGAGTACACTTATTCAGATTGACCCCACCCCCAACCTGGAAACCCTCAAGATGTCCATCGTTCGCACGGACGTTGAACAGAGTCATGTGATTGCGCCGCCCTCCAACATTCTCAAGGAGGGGTCTTTTACGAAGGAACAAACGAAGGATGAGGTCCATAACGATGAGTTGAAATACCTGATTGAAAGATTTGTAAATAAAAATATAGAGGGGCAAGGGGGTGCCACGATTACAAAGGTATTCAAATACAACAATATATACTTGGTGTCGACAAATTCCAAGTACTGTGAAAATCTCCGAAGGGAACATGGTTCAAATCATGTGTGGTTCATAATCAGCGGTAAACAAATACTTCAAAAATGTTTTTGTAAGTGTGAAACTATTCGAGAAAGGAGGGATGGTTTCTGTAAGGACTTTTGTGGTCGCCGTCACGAACTTTCACCCTTAATTATTGAAAAACTATACCCACAACATTCCGATCTTAAAAAGTGTCCGGAAATTAAAAAGTTTAACGAAAAACCCAAGATTGATATGGGTGGTGTAAATAAATCCATCGAAAAGTTTATACAGGTGAATAAACAGGGTCAACGTGACACGAGGGTTTTAAAGATTCTCAAGTGTAAGGGTGGTTTTAATATCATAACAAACTCCACTTACTGTGAAAACATCAAAGGGGAACACAATGACTCCACGACCATGGTTTACCAGGTTAAAAAGAGGAAGGAGCTGAGTCAATATTGTTCTATATGCAAAGATGTAAAGACTATTAGAAAACATGAACTACACACTGGTATAATTAACGAATTATTCTCAAAAGCTACTTAAACAGTTGTGGTGATTATAATAAAAATGGCTGTACAGACAACACGATCAGGGAGAAAGATTAAGAAGCCGGAAACGTTTACACCAACCGAGAGCGACGTCGTCGATGACTGGGGTGAGGATGATCATGATTCCGAATTTAATTCCGACATTGACACAGAGGAAGAGGAGGATTATACCTCAGGTGACGATGACAGTGATGCGGATGAAAATGGAAACCTCAAAGATTTTGTCGTAGATAGTGATAGTGAAAGTGAGTGAGAATGTGCTTAAAAAAAACAAGCAGTAGTATTAATAATGGAAACGGATATAGGAAATCCAATTGATTATAATCCTACTGTCGAACCTCTAGTTAACGAGAAGGATGAAGATGATACGAGAGAATATTATTTTCAACCTTCAGAAATGAATTACGCGCAACCACCCCCCAATCAACAGGTTTCGGTGGAGAAGACTGATTTTCTAGGAAATGTCGATAAGAGTACTTGGATTATCGCATTTGCTGTATTTTTACTTGGTTTCTTTATGGGTAAAACTATGCAACCAGTCATCCTCCGTTACACCTAGTATGGCTCAAAGTCTCCAATGTCTCCGTATGATGGTGATACGAAAGGTCCCACCGCAATCAACGAATTCTTTTTCAATTCCCTAATACCACCCTTTACCTGCCTTTTTATATGTGTTACAGTTTCCTGTACGTTTTCCATTAACTTTGATCCTTTCGTTTCCACTTTTTTTTCTTCGACCATTTTGTTTTTTAAAGTGTAGCATGGTTTAAAAAACAAAATAAAGAAAGTTCCAACCAAAATGGTGGTTATCACAATCTGTAGCATTGTTTACTGTATTATGATATTTTTTACGCGGGTGATTCATCATCTTCTTTGACGGATTCTAATTGGTCTTCCTTTTCCCGCTGTTTTTGACGTGCTTCGATTTCCGCCGAGACGATGGCATCTGCTTCCTTGACGAGGTCCTCCATCTGGGCATCGGGCTTTTCCTTCTTGAGCTTCTCTAGGACCTCTGCTGGGTGGCTAATAGGTGCCTCGTCGGGTTTGGTGTAAAACTTGGAGTTGTCATCACCTGGTGTATATCCAACCTTGGTATCCATCATCCCCTGCTTACGTTCTTGGAACATCCTCGCAGCCTGGGACTGATTCTCTTTGTACCCAGTCATAATCTCTTCGAGTTTATCATTCGTGTAATGAACGTCATCAATTTTGGAGGAATCTGGTGGAATGAGGAGCCACTTGTACATGTCTACGACATAGATGTCAAAAGTACTATCCTCCTTTTGGAGGCGTTTAGCATGATTCGCCGCCTCGTCGCGAGTCGCAAAAGCGCCACGAAGCTTGATACCAAACTTATCAGTCTTTTGGGGACACTCTGGACCAACGATAGAGATGCATGCGAAAACCTGCCCGGGAACGGTTGTATAATCCTGCTCAAGAGACATTATACTAACAGAGTGCATTAAAACTTTAAGTTCCTAAGTGATTTAAAAGATTGATAAAACTATCATACATGGAAGAGATTCGTCGGAACCACAATGACGCCAAGAGATCCCTAATACAATCTGTCGCCCAAAAGGGACAGTGTATTCTGGATGTCGGGTGTGGTTTTGGTGGTGATCTTCAAAAATGGCACAAGTGTGGGGTCAACATAAACATGTGTGACCCGGAGCCATCTGCTCTAGTGGAGGCGAGGTCTAGGGCGAAGAATATGCACCTGCGGGTAAACTTCTACGAGGGTGACATACATCAGTGTCCGAATAGAAAGTTTGACGTGGTGTGTTTCAACTTTTCTTTACACTACATCTACAAGACTAGGGAACTCTTCTTCAGTTCCCTACGGGAAATCAAGAAGCGAATAAAGCCGGGTGGAAAGTTGATAGGTATCATTCCAGACTCTGAGAAGATTGTGTTTAGGACACCCTACCGGGATGGGGATGGAAACTACTTTCTGACACGTGGTGGGTATGGAGAATATGGTGAGAAGATGTTTGTACACTTGGTGGATACCCCGTACTACGCGGATGGACCAAAGCCAGAGCCTATATGCTACAAGGACCGCCTTGTGACGAGTTTAGAGGAGATGGGGTTTAGACTAGAACTTTGGGAGGGTCTCACAGGAAACCCGATCTCAGAATTCTATAGTAAATTTATATTTGTATATAAGAGATGATAGTGATAGTTATTTTATTCATAATATGTGTTTACATAGTACATAACACGCGCGAACCTCGGGAGTTTACGGAGGTGAAGGAAAGGTATCATATTCTCAGGGAACATCTCCGAGAAACCGATAATCGTAAATACCACATGTTGCACCGCCACATCCCAATAACTGGATTTACCCGAATGAGGAATACCGTGGGCTACAATACAAACAAGGGTGGGGAAATAACCATATGTTTGAATGGTGGTGTAAATGAAATATTCCACGTTCTCATCCACGAGTTGGCGCATTCTACGGTGGAGGAGTATTCCCATTCCCCAGAATTTTGGGAAAACTACATAGAACTTAGAAACATATGTGAAAGTCTAAACATTTATGAAAAGATCCCACAAAAGACTAAATTCTGTGGTCAACACGTTCAGGATAAATAATCTTATCCTACATTAAATGAAAACACCAATTAGTGTGGTAATACAGAGTGTGGGAATTTGGTTAGCAGTATTTGCGGTCATTTTTGTTCCAAAATTTATTCAAAATTATAGTTTTAATTTGGTGTGGATGACTATGGTTATACCAAATGTTCTCCGCCTCATCGTCTCGGACATCCCCCAGCTCGCGGTGGATCGCCTCTTCTTTTGGGCGTCGACGGTCGTATCTATGATACTTATGTATTTGATCAACCAGGGGTGGCGTACTTCCCGCCAAGCGGTGAAAAATCAGGAGAATGACAGGAGAAAGAACCTTATATTGAGTTTCTTGCTCTTGGCGACTTTTGCTGGTGGAATGTTTATTACGTATTTAACGGGTATCGATTCCTCAATCTATAGCAATAAAGGTTGGGAAAATTAGGGCTTGATGATGTAATCCTTCGCGAAGAAGAATACAACGGCTGAAACAAGGCCGGTCGATGCAAGACCAATCATACTTCTACCCCCCTGTTCGTTAAGGAACTTGGGGATAGAGGTCGCTAGTTTATCTTGAACTGGCTTGCTG